CTATTTTAAATATGCAAACTGTAATGGTGCGCCATCTGGAAGTCCAACACCTAGTGGTACATGGAAACTTCTAGGAAGATCAGAAAATAACGCTGGTGGTGACAGAGATAAAACTTCTTTATGGTTTAGGATTTCATAATGACAAGAGCAAGAGATTTAGCAAATGTAATATCTGGTAGTGGTTCACTTAATGAAGCAGTTATACCTAACTTAGCAGCTTCTAAGATTACATCTGGCACACTAGGTACAGACAGAATACCAGATTTAGCAGGATCAAAAATTACATCAGGTACAATAGCTGGTGCAAGATTATCTTTAGCAGCTTCTGATATTCCAAGTTTAGCTGCGTCTAAGATTACTTCTGGAACTTTTGCAGATGCAAGAATATCTGCTAGTTCTGTAAATGCTCATGTTGATTTAACAAGTTTATCTGCATCTAATTTAACATCTGGTACAGTACCCTCTGCAAGATTAAGTTTATCTGCTAGTGATGTTCCAGATTTAGCAGCTTCCAAAGTAACAAGTGGTTCATTTGATACAGCTCGTATACCTAATTTATCTGCTGCTAAGATAACTAGCGGCACAATGGATGGATCAAGAATATCTGGTGGTACTTTTGGATCTGTTAATGGTAGTAACTTATCTAGTTTACCAAGTTCTGCTCCAAGCACATCACAAGTTGCTAGTGCTACTGCTGGAATTGCATATGCAGCTGTTGGATCTTATGGTGCTATAAGTGGAGATACTTCACAACAAACACCTGGTGGAACAACCAGTGGTAATATGTACCCAATATCATTTTCTGGTGCTTTACCATCTGGATATGGTGGTTATAACTTGGGTGGAACATGGAGGCTTATGGGTTTCAAACATAGTCAAAACTATAACTTTGAACAAAAAGCCACAGTAATGTTAAGGATTTCATAGAAAGGAAAAAACAATGTCAGAAGAATTTACTTGTATACTAATAGATGCCAAAAATCCTCAATGGGCAGATGAAGCAAAAACAATGATAACTGTAGAAGCCAAATGGCAACATATTGAATCTGAAGGTTATCTAGGTTTTTTAGCTACACCAAATGATCCAGAGGCTCATGGCAGAGATCTATTAGAAAGATGTAAAAATGGTGAGTTTGGAGCTATAGCTGATTATGTACCTCCACCTGAACCAGAACCAGTAACTGAACCAGAACCAGAAGAGGAGTAGATATGTGCGAATACTGTAATGGCGAATGTGTATGTAGATAATGCCTAGTGTTTCTGAGAGTACAGAGATAGGTCTGCCGCTAAAAAATCTTATCGGATTAATAGTAGCGACAGCTGCAGCTGTATACGGATATTTTGGTATTGTTGAAAGACTCAATAATATTGAAACCAGGCAAACGCTTTTTGAAGCTGACCTGGTCAAAGCTGCAGATCAAACTCCAGTAGACCAGGAACAGTTTATGTTACTTGAGTTTGTATCTGAACAAGTTGATAACATAAGTGAAGATTTAGAAGCTATGAGCCATAACAAAGTCAATATACAAAGGTTACAAACTGATATGGAAAAAGCATTAGATGATATTGAAGATCTAAAAGACAAAGTTAGAAACAATGGTAACTAAAGTAATTATAGCATTATTATTATTCTCAGGAGGAGATATGATAGAGCATACAGTCACTACTGGTGTTAAAGATTGTCTTGAAAAGAAAAGAATAATGGAAAGAAATATGGCTGATACAGCAAAAGTTTCTTGTGTAAAAGTAGAAGCAAAGATAGAAACCATCCAGGGTGAAGAATTTATAAGATCTATAAGTAAAATAAATGGCAACTGATTACGAAAAAGAGATAGATAAGTGGAGAAAGAGAGCCAGAAAATTCGAAAAATTATATAAAGAAGTTACAAAAGATAATGAAGATCTAGAAACTTTTACCATGTATTTACAGAAAAAAATTTTAAGGCTGACAGATGATGAAGAAAAAGGTATGTATTTAACAAAGAAATTAAATGAGTTTCATAATCTATCAATTGACCAGAAGCTCAAACATAGTATGAACGATGCCAACGCAATCAGAGAAAATAAATAAACTTGATAAAGAAGTTGCTATTATCAAAAAAGATATAGAGATCATCAAAACAAATCATCTTGTTCATTTGGACAAAAGATTATTAAGTGTCCAGAAAGTGTTATGGACTGTTGGTATTCTTGTTTTTTCAAATCTAATTATTCTGCTCAGAGATATACTTTTATAATTATATCCATATACTTATCCAGCTATGGACAAGAAACACCTTAAAGGATTTGAGTCTGAAATGGAGGCGGAGCTGTGGCTCACAAAGCTAGGCTACATTGTTTACACAAAAAAGGGTGTTCAATCCCCTATAGATTTTCTTTGTTATCATCCAGAAAGGCATGAGCTGCTGCTTGTTGATGTAAAATCTGCTAGCTATCGTAAAACTGGCAAAAAAAAAGGTTCTGTGATATACAGATCTCCAAGTAACATACAAAAAAAAATGGGTGTTTCTATCTTGTATGTATTAGAAGATGGATCTTGTACTTTACAATCACCTATTTTGAAGGAGTAAAATGTTAAACGCTTTAATAGGATTAGGTACACAAGTTGTTTCTGGCTACATGGAAACAAAGAAAGCCAAGGCAGAAAACAACCTGACTGCAATAAAAGCAAATACCGAGGTTTTAAATAAACAAATTAAAGGTGAAATTGATTTTGATATTGAAGCAATTAAAGGAAACAAAGACAGTCTAAAAGACGAATGGCTTACCTTATTGTTTTCAATACCTTTAGTCCTGGCATTTATTCCAGGCTGTGAAGATATTGTAGCCAGGGGTTTTGAGGCTCTGGACAAATGTCCGACCTGGTACAAGGCAGCTGTTTCTGCCATGATTGCTAGTGTATTCTCATTAAGAGGTGCAAAGGCTTTTATGAATAGTAAAAAGTAAGGAGATACTATGCAAAAATATATAAATAAAGTTCTTGAAAGATTAGATAATTACTGGGGTAAATTTAATCAATTGAATAATAAAGGTAAATTCCTGGTTATTGCTGTAGCTGCGGTTATTCTTTATGCACTATTACGATTGGTTTAGGAAATCCAGGAAAGAACAAGAAGAATACAAAAAGAAATCTCAAAAAAAGTTCTGTCCAGATTGTAAAAAATATCCATGCGTTGCTGATGCTCTTTTTGAGCATTGGCATTGCATTAATTGTGGGTATATGCAATCACACAAGGACAAGTCTAAAACACCATCAGAAACGCCTTAAAACGGATTTTTCACCATAATATTTAGCGTTATAACACCGAATACAGTAATTTTTTCTCTTTTTGCCACCAGCTCCATATATAATCTGTATCATGTTCAAGTGTATGTAGCTCCTGGAACATTCAACACATTCAATCTGGTCGGTATTGTATTCTGTTGTCTGATTTCTGATTTTATATACTGCGTTTTTTTTCACAAACTATTACAAAATTTTCTACTTTATTACGCTGCATTATTGTAATCATGTCTGTAGCTCCAGCCTGGCAAGCATAAGCTGAGTTATAAACATTTGTTAAGTTTGCACATTCACCATTAATACACATGGTTACATATAAAATAAATTTAATCACAGCATGACTGTAAACTTTTTAAATAGGAAAGCCAGAGCTGCGGTGTCGCTTCTCTATATGTGGGAGAAACATCTGGACTAAATCTCCTGATCCTAAATTTTGTAATTTTTTCTCCGTCTATTGTGTAGAGAACAACAAAGCCTGGTATCTCTAGTTTGTCTGCAACTTTTTTACTAAGCGTAAATACTTTATCTTGTCCTTTATCAAGAGCTGTTTCAATGATAGCGAGTGGTTGATAACATTTCTGGCAACATTCTACAGAGTCAATATCAATGTAGGCAATACCATCATACTGTCTATGCCATTCAGAATAGTGATCTCCTCTGTTAAAATAGTTCCACCTAGCCACGATCTTTATAAGACTCAAGAAGTAAAGCTCTGTTTTCTATAATGTATTCTAAGACTGATACAGTCAAAGCCATCATAGATCCTTCATTAAGATCAAGATATTCGTGTACTTTTATTTCCTCAAACTCTCTATCTGTTAGGCAGAGCTTCATCTTTCCGCCATCATTGACAACTATAGCCATTAGAACGGAGCTTCTGATGACTCTTTTTTGACAAAAGGTTTTATTGTTATTTGTATCTGGGTACTGCCTTTTTGTGTAGTGCTATGCCAGAGAGATATATCAACTGGCTCACCAGCTTTCAAAACTATATCTTCTTTTGGTGTAAAGCCATACTCACTATGAGAGTTTGCAAAACTTTTCCCAGCTGTAGAGTTTATAGCTTCCAATACTTCTTTTCTTGGAAACAAATATAAATATTGATTTTTACTCATTAAGAAATTTCCCTTCTTTTAGAGATCTCATTTGATCTTCTCTTTGTGTGTAAAGATTTCTAGCTTTGTTTTTGTCACCTTCTGGTAACTTATCTAGCCAATCTTTTTTCTTTGTTACTAGCTCTCCCAGGTGTCCTGGATGTTTACAATTGTCCAGATCTTTTTCAAAATCTTTAAGACTGTATACATCAGCTAGCTGTTCTTGTTTATTTTTAGCGATATCAATCTCATCTACAGATGCGTACTCTGATCCGCTAAAACCTAGATTTGCCAGGCATCTACCGATGCAGCTGGTTTCACAATTCTCAATATGAGATGTTGCATTGACCATGCCTTTGTGCTGCCATTCCTCTGCATATCCCGTACTGATAATTTTATTATCAATTGCTATTGATCCTTTGAATACAACTCTTCTGGTCATTTTATCACCTAATGAAATAGGCTCATCAGCTACCATATCAGTTATTATCTCAGCATCAGGAAAAAATTTTCTAAAAACCTGGAGTCTGTAAGCTACCTGGCTGTATTGTTTTCCTTTGATATCAATTGAATTTTTTTCAAAATTTCTATTAAAATGCTCTTGAGCTTGTAATAATTTTTCTTTCATAGTATCTCCCAGAGCCTTTGTAAAAATGTTTTATTTTTTTTCTGATTA